GGGAAGATGTTTACTTTGATATTCAAGTGACAAACGAGGACCCAACCAGTGCAGTAGGCAGACAAACAGTCATTTTGAAAGACTGTAATGTTGACGGCGGAATCCTTGCAAAATTTGACGCAGATGCAGAGTATTTAGACGAAGATATGGACTTTACATTTGAGGATTTTGAAATTCCCGAACAGTTCAAGTTGTTACAAGGTATGGAACAATAGAAAGGTTGATGAAATACATGGCAAAAAATTTATCGGCGTTTTTAGCGCAAAATGTACAGAAAACAGAAAATGTGAAATTCGTAGCATCAAAAAGAATTGTGGAGGATGGAAAGCCTGTTGAATGGGAAATCAGAGCCATCTCACCAGGAAAAGATGATGCTTTAAAAAAGGCTTGCACAAAACAAATTCCAGTCCCGGGTAAGAAGAATGCTTTTACTCCAGAGCTAGATATGTACTTATATTTAGGTAAGATGGCTGCAGCATGCACTGTATACCCAGACTTAGCAGATGCAGAACTTCAAAATAGCTATGGTGTGATGGGTGAAGATGCATTGTTAAAGGAAATTTTGAACATCGGTGAGTATAATAATTACCTATCAAAAGTACAGGAAGTAAATGGTTTTGATACCACAATGGACGAGCTTGTTGAAGAAGCAAAAAACTAATTTGCGACGGGGACAGTGACGCAAATATTGCATACTATTGTTTGCATAAATTAAAAATTCTACCGTCGCAGTATATGGCACTTGATAGATATGAAAAGGCTTTTGTGATTGCAGCCATTCAAGTCAAAGTCAATAGCGATAAAAAAGAAGCACAGCGTGCGAAACCTAAACGCAAATAATTGTTTATTTCCTGTTTTTGTTATATAATGTAAAATATTATATTTAAAGGGGAAAGAATTATGAAAAAAGTATTTTTAGTTTTGGCAGCTTGTGCTGTAGTATCAGCCGCTTTAGTAGGTTGCGGAAGTGGCTCCTCTACTGAGAGTCAAAGTGCAGTTACTTCGGATAATACGACTGCGAGCAATGCAGTTGAAAGCAAGGTTCAAGAGGAGACAAGCAAAGTGACTAACATTGACTCAGAAAACGCCACGGAGATGACGCTGGACTCATATGTGAAAAAATTTGAAGATGCTGGCCAGACCGTAAAAGTAGAAGAGCGAAAGCCATACTACGAAATGGTTGGAGCAAAAGATGGGGTTATGTTCTATCTTGGAAATTCACCTGTGAAAATATATCAGTACGAATCGATTGAAGCATTGGAAGCGGCAAAACAACAATATGCTGTGATTTCTGATATGCCTCAAAACGGCGCATTTATACTGGATTCGAATAGCGAAATAGCAAAAGAAATTTTTAATTCAGAAAACAAATAAATCGTTTGATTAAGCATTATACAGAAATGTATAGTGCTTTTTTTATACTTTTTACACGAAAGGAGGGGTTGATATAGCGACAATTCAAACTGCGATACAAATTACAGATAGAGTAACCCGGCCTTTGCGCAATATGTACCAAGCTATGACTATCGTTGTCAGTGAGTTCGAGGAAATGCAAAAAGTTTCTGGTAAGTCAGTAAATACAGCAGCGATACAGAGAGCTAAAACACAACTAGATGAGGTTGCTTCCTCTATACTAGATATTGAATCTAATACAAAACGCTCGACCAGTAGCCAAAGAAGACATAACGATGAAATACGAAATGGCGCTAACGCCGCGGCAGGCCTTGCAGGAAAAATTAAAAGTATTGTGGCTATGTACGCCGGGGCACAAGGTGTCAAAGGTCTGTTAGGTTTGGCTGATACTATGACTACAACAAAAGCTCGTCTTGATCTCATGAACGACGGCTTGCAAAAAACAGAAGAGCTGCAAAACAAAATTATGGAGTCTGCCAATCGGTCACGAGCTTCCTATCAAACTACGGCGGATGCCGTTTCTAAAATGGGTATTATGGCGGCCGATGCTTTTAGCAGTAACGAGGAGCTGATACAGTTTACCGAGTTGCTCAATAAGCAATTTACGATTGCGGGTACTTCTGCGGAAGGGATAGACGCCGCTATGCTGCAGTTAACACAAGCAATGGGTTCGGGAGTGTTGCGCGGTGAAGAGTTTAACTCGGTATTTGAGCAGGCACCGACTATTATGCAATCCATTGCAGACTATCTCAATGTCCCTATAGGCTCACTAAGAGAGATGGCGGCAAACGGCCAGATAACCGCAGAAACTGTAAAAAACGCTATGCTTTCCAGCGCAGACAGCATTAATGAAAAGTTTAATTCAATGCCTATGACGTTTACACAGATATGGGAGCTTGCGAAAAATGCAATACTAAATGCCTTTATGCCTGTAATCACTTTTATTGGCCAGGCAGCGCAATTTATATATGATAATTGGTCTATACTAGGTCCTATTTTCTATGGATTAGCCGCTGCAGTTTTAGTGTACGCTGCAGCCTTAGGTATTCAGACAATAGCAACAAAACTTTCCGATTTAGCGGCACAAGGATTCTTTAAAACGCTACTCACAAATCCTATGTTCTGGGTGGCTATAGCAATAGGTGTTGTTATAGCAGCGCTGTATCAGTGGGTAAAAGCGTGTGGCGGAATCAAAGCAGCTTGGCTTACCATGTGTAACTGGGTACAAATTGCTTGGGATGCTGTGAAAATCGGCGTAATGTCAGGAGTATATTACATCATAGACTGCTGGAATAATCTTGTGAAAAATACAATGTGGGTTGGTATGCAAGTCCAAAACATCTGTGGGGATATGAAAGTAAAGGTGCTCCAAATAATTGAAGGTATGTGTAACGGTGCAATAGATATTATTAACGCTTTTATTGCAGCTCTTAACTGGATACCTGGCGTAAGCATAGAGTTCATTGAAAAGCAAACGTTTGGTGCGGAAGCAGCTGCAGAGAATGAGGCGGCAAAGCAAGCTAGAGAGGCTAATTACAATGAGTATGAACAAAAGCTTATAGCTGAAAAAGATGCGCGATGGAACCAAATTGACCAGTGGAAATCAGCGCTATCTAACCAACAAATGAGAGAGGCAGAGATTGCTGCCGCACGTGCAGAAGCGAATACCCCTGTGGAAGACCCGATTAAGGATTTAATGAATCAATATCAACAAACATCGCCTTACGGTAGTGATTTGGGCGGCATTGCAGCTGATACCGGTAACATAGCAAACAACACATCCGGGATTGCAGACAGTCTGGATATTACACAGGAAGACTTGCAATACTTACGTGACTTGGCAGAACAAGAAGTGATCAATCGCTTTACGACTGCCGAAATAAAAATCGATATGACAAACAACAATCGTATCGAATCCGAAATGGACATCGATGGTATTGTGGACCATTTAGAAACAAGACTGCACGAAGTGCTGGTATCGACAGCAGAGGGGGTTCATTAATGGCATATCATGTGTACTTAGGCGATACTGAGATACCCATACCGCCTGAAAAAATAAATTTAAAAATCACAGGAAACAATAAAACGCTCACTCTCATAAATGACGGAGAGATTAACATTTTAAAAAATCCTGGTCTGACAGAATTAAGTTTTGAGATACTATTGCCGCAAATAGAATATCCATTTGCATATTACCCCAGTGGCTTTCAGAGAGCGCAGTATTATCTGGATATTTTGGAAAAATACATGATAGAGCGTAAACCATTTCAGTTCATTGTATCTCGAGTGCTGCCAAATGGGGTTCCACTGTATGATACAAATTTAAAAGTATCACTGGAAAAATACGATATAAAAGAAGATGTGAAAAATGGGTTCGATATTGTTGTGTCAGTAACACTGAAGCAGTATCGTGACTATGCGACCAAAGTAATAGAGATATTAGAAAAACAAACAGCCCATATCAGCAGTGACCGTGCAGGTACTCCTTCATACCAAAGTTATACTGTTGTATCTGGAGATACTTTATGGGATATTGCACGTCGCTGCTTGGGAAATGGCACCCGATGGAAAGAAATCTACGATCTCAATGCGGATACTATAGAGTCTACTGCGCGCAGCCGTGGACTTGGCAGTTCAAGTACGGGACATTGGATTTTTCCCGGCACTGTTTTGAATATACCTTAATAAGGAGGAATTTATGTGAGCGAATATGTTTGGCCGTGTCCAAATTATACAATGGTATCTTCTCCTTTTGGTTATAGAAATGGGGTATTTACGCAGGGGGCGGAATTTCACAAAGGTGTTGATCTAGCTGCGGCTACAGGTGCTCCGATTCTTGCCACAAAGTCAGGTACGGTTTTAACGGCAGGATGGTCAAACTCGTTTGGAAACTGGATTCATCTTGACCACGGTAACGGCATTACTTCCCGCTA